CAAAGCAAGACATGGATATTATAAGTTCGATGATATACAAATAGTATCTGCAGGAGAAAGAGACCCAGATGCCGATGATGTTTCAGGAATGAGTGCATCAAAACTCCGTGCATTGGCAGAACAAGGCGATTTCGAAGCATTCTCTAAAGGAGTTCCTACAAGAAACAAAAAAGATATAGAGAATCTATACAAAGATATTCGTAAAGGTATGGGTATTGTTGAGTCAACACTACCAGACTATATGATAGAAGACTTAATAGATGAGGGAGTCTATGACCCAGGAACATTTAAAGCAGTGTTCTTAATGGGAGGTCCTGGTTCAGGTAAATCTACTGTTGTTAAGAAACTAGGTCTAAAAGCACTAGGATTAAAACTTGTCAATACAGATAATGCTTTTGAGGCAGGTCTAAAGAAGGCAGGATTATCCCTAGATTTAAGAAAAATTGATTCAAATGTCAGAGATGGCATCCGTGCCAAGGCAAAAAAGATTACAGGTAATGCAATGGATAGATATATTGAAGGTAGACTTGGTCTTATCTTTGACACTACCAGTGCTAAAGCATCTAAAATTGTAAACTATAAGAAGATGTTAGATGAATTAGGTTATGAGTACAAGATGATATATGTAAGTGCATCATTAGATAATGCACAAAAACGAAACGAAAAGAGGGCAAGAAAATTACCACCTGAAATAGTAAAAGGTGATTGGGATGCAGCTCAAAAGAACTCAAATCAATTCAAAGGTATCTTCAAGAAGGATTTTATAGAAATCACAAATGACGATGATATAAAAACCCTAGATGGAAAGGCCTCAAAACTATACAGTTATCTACAAGGTTGGTCATCTAAGTTTCCTGGTAATAAGAAGGCAACTTCTTGGAAAGAATACGAATTATTACTGAAGAAAAAAGGATAAATAGTTATTATGGATATATTAGACCAAAATATCGCAGAGGCAAAGAAAGTAGCACAAGATAAAGATGTGAAAACTCGTGACGGAACTCAACCTAAGAAATACTTCGATAAGAAAGGTGATGATAAACTTGCAAAGTCTACTAAACAAGATAGAGCAAGACACTTCGAAAAGGGTGCAAAGAAAGACGATGATGATTCTAGTGCATATGAACCTGCTCCAGGTGATGCACAAGCAAAAACAAAACCCTCAAAACACACAAAGAAATTCAAAAAAATGTTTGGTGAAGATGCAGTTGCCGCTGCAAGACTGAAAGCAAACCAAGCAGACGAACAAGATAGACAAAAAGACAAACACGAAAGAGAAGTCGAAAAGTTAAAACAGAAACACGAAAAAGAAAACGAAAAACAGAAGGCAGAAGACGAGAAAGAAAAAGAAAATGAGTTGATGCAAAAACAGAGAGAGGCACAACGAGAAGAAGTTGAACTTGAAGAAGAAAGTGCTGCCGATAAGTCACTCAAAAAGAAAGCCGACAAAACAGGCATATCTATGGGTATACTCAAACAAGTATACAAAAGAGGTGTCGCTGCATGGAGAACTGGTCATAGACCTGGCACAACTCCTGAGCAATGGGGACATGCAAGAGTAAACAGCTTTATCACTAAAGGTTCAGGCACATGGGGTAAGGCAGATAAAGACCTTGCAGATAAAGTCAGAGGTGAATCTATAGAAGAAAGACATTCAGATGTAATGAGAAAGAGAAATCAGTCTCAACAAAAGGCACATCAAAAAGCAATGATGAAGTCTGCAAAAAAATCTATCAAAGACTATGATAAAAGAAATAAAAATAAGAATGAGGAGAAACTAGAAGAAGCATGCTGGGATGGTTATGTTCAGAAAGGTTTCAAGATGAAGAATGGTAAACAAGTACCAAATTGTGTACCTATCAGTGAAGTCAATGAAGGCAAACTGGTCACTAGTTATCGTGACATCGTAGACCTCATACAAGGTAAAATCAAAAAGAAGATTGAAAAGGAATACGAAAAGTCTACTGAAAAGGGATTAAAACTAATCAATGACCTTGGTGCAATGATAGGGCATAAAGCAACTGATAAAAAACAGGAAAAAGGAAAACTATTCTTAAAATTTGGTGAAGAAATGATGCCAGGTAAAGGCAATGTATCTGATGATGGTGTTTGTGAATTAGGAACAGATGATATAAGAAAGAAATACCAAGCAGATACACCAGGTCAATCAGAAGAAGCATACATTAAAGAGACTGAGAAAGCATTTCACGAACAACAAAATAGAGCAAAGAAAAACTTCAAAGATGTGTTTGGTAATCCACTAAAAGGTTATCCTGCAAATGAAGAATTTGAAGTATTAGATAAGTAATTATGAAAACATTGAAAGAGGTTGCAATCGAGGAAACCCTAGATGCAATGCAATCGAATAAAACCAATCTTTTAGACAATCCATTTAGACTCGGTTCTATGATGTATTTCGAATGCATCAACGAGGCAAGAAGATTAGTATCAGAAAACAAATATACACTAACAGAAGTTGATAAAAACATCTTAGAAACTGATGTAGGGTCATTTGAAGTATATGAAGGTGAATTAGTGCCTTTAGACTGCCCTATGTTTGAAGAGGATGAAAAAGAACCAGAACTCAACTCACCTAAAGTTGGTGGTCCTAAAAAGTATTATGTCTATGTAAAAGACGGAGACAAAATAAAGAAAATCACATGGGGTGATACAACAGGTCTCAAAGTCAAAATCAATAACAAGAAAGCTGCCGATTCATTCGCGGCAAGACATGACTGCAAAAACAAAACAGACAAAACAAAAGCAGGATATTGGGCATGTAGATTGCCTCATTATGCAAAACAACTCGGTTTATCAGGTGGAGGAGACTTTTTCTGGTAAAACCTATATACTTATATCATGACAAAACTATATCATACATATGCATACGAAAACAGATATGCAGAAGTCTTTAAAAAAGAAAAAGGATTTGAAGTAGACCTTTATGAAAATGAAAAATTTGTGGAAACACGAGAAGTTCATGCTCATAGTGAATCATATGCAGAAGATGTCGCAGATAATTGGGTACAAGGAATGATACCCACACCTGTAAAAGAAGGCAGTTTTTATGGTTACAATGAAAAAACGGAAAATTTCTATCCTGGATTAGATGACTAAACCATATAAAGAAGAGATTTTAGAACAACACGGAACAGGTAAAATGTTCAAAGTTAGAACTTTTGAACATACTGTGGATGATAGTGAACTCGTTTGGCATAGAGATAAACAACATCGAACTGTTCATATATTAAGTGGAGATGGGTGGAAACTACAGAAAGATGATACATTACCTGAAGACTTGAAAGTCGGAAAGGACTATTATATCATAAAAAATAGTTACCATAGATTAATCAAAGGGGAAAATAACCTAGTTATTCGTATAGAAGAGTAGGTATCGAACTAAAATATATTATAAATAATACTATGAGTTATAAGTCAGAAAACTGGAAAGAAAAACTAGAAGAAGTGCGTATGCATGTTGCCTTAAAAGAAGGCAGTGTGGAAAAAAGTGCAGATGATATACTAAGTGACCAAATAGATGAAGAACTTGCAACCTTTTTTGTAGAAGATACAGAAGAGTTGGTCTTAGAAGCATCTTCTGGTGAGATGATTAAGAAGTTATTCAATACAGATAGTGAAACAGAAGCAATGGGTATTGCAAAACTTCTCAGTATGACTGATGTTAAAGTTGCACTTGGAATGCAGAAACAAAATCCTGATGGATTTAAGAAAACTACATTCTCTATGGGTGCAGACAACAAGAACAAAAACATGGCTAGTCAAAAAGAACTAGAAAAAATGTTTAAAAAAGCAGGTGTAAAACCTTTACCTGAAGAAGTTATAGAAGAAAAACTTTCAGTTGAAAGAACAATAACAAAACTCACCGAAAAGAACATGTTAGGTCGTTTATCTAAGTCCCTTAGACTAGATGAAGAAGGCAAAGAAAAATTATTCAATTATTTCGATAAAGGGGAATTAGAACAATGAAATTTACAACACTAGGTTTATCAGATGACCTATTAGAAGCATCTAAATCAGTTTTAGAAGGTTCAAAAGAATATCAAGACTTTTTTAAGTCAGCACTTAAAAAGTTTGGTGTCACCTCACCTGCTGAATTCAAATCAGACGAAGAGAAGAAGAAATTCTTTGACTATGTAGACAAAAACTACACAGGTAAAAACGAAGATAAAATCAAATATCGTGGAAATCTAAAAGATTTAAAAAACTCTAACGAGATAGACGAAGCAAAACCTTCAAAGAAATTTATAAAACTTGGCGATAACGCTGAAAAAAAAAATCTAAGACTTGCAGTTGAGAAAATAAATCCTAAGAAGCAAGAACAAATCATTGACTTATATAACAAGTTAATGGATGTGAAACATGGTGGTCCTGAGTTCAAAAAGATGAAAGACCAGATTGCCAAACTTCAAAAAGAAGAAGTAGTTTCAGAATCATCAAGGGATTATTACAAAGAAGTAGATTCTCTTATAGATAAACACGGTAACGAAAAAGCTTTCATCTATAAGTCACCTAAACTCAATAAAATAGTAAAAGAATTAAAAGACCTCATCAAAGATGAAGTCAAAGCAGGTTTCAAAGATTCTAAAAAATACGGTGATACAGTAATAAAACAATTACAAAAGTTAGAAGTCATGGGTTACGAAGAAAATATCGTTATGACAAACAAACAACATTCTAACTTTAAGTTTGATGGCGATACTGCATTTAGAGAAGAAATGGCAGAAATCATTATGCAAGATGTTATCTTGTCATACGCAATATTTGGAGAGTAGAATGAATCTATTTCACGAAGCAAAGAAAGTATTAGACAAAGACGGTAAAGTAAATCCATTAGGTCCTTACGGTAAGATGAAACTTACTGGTCAAGAAGTTGCAAACTACTTCAGAAAAAACAAAGTATCAGATGCAAAAGTCAAAAGAGCAGTAGAAGTTGCACTTGACATGTCTGGTGCTATGGATATTGCATCTAAAGAAATTAAAAAGTTCTTTGGTGATAAAATACTCAAATCAAAAGAAGTTCAGAATGCATTAAGATATGCAAACGAATCAGTTGTATCAGAAGGCATGAAGATGAAAGACATCATGCGTAAACATAAGAGAGAACTTAACAAAGCATATAAATCTGGTGACTTGTCTTTCATGTCATCAGCAGGTAGAAAAGCAGAAGAAGATTTAATGCAATGGGCAATGGATAATGGTGAAGTTAAAACAGATGACCCAGACGATTTTTTTGATTGGTTATCTCGTGACTTAGAAGATATAGTTAAAGGTAAAATCAAAGAAGATGTTTCTGAGAAATTCTCTCCTTACAATGACAAACAATATCCTAGATGTGTAGATTTCTACATTCAGTTCAGAGGTGGTAAAGGAGACAGAATCACTTCAGAAGAAAACAAGAAAGACTTTGAAAAAGCAACGAAGATGATTGATGCATATTGCAAATCAAACAAAATCAAACAGAAACCAGTTTACTCAACACCTGAAGAGGGTTCAAGTGCATACAAAGTCGGTCTTATGATTGACAAAACTTATAGTAAAACAGATGACTATGACAGAGGTGTAGACTTACAACCTTTATATGTTGCATTAAGTAAACTAAAAACTGCAGAAGACCACGGTGGTGGTTGGGATAAACTTGCAGAAGAAACATTCAATGCACCGATTCAAGAAAACTATAGAAAACTTGCCAAACATGGCATGGGTGCAGAAACACCTAAGTCAATTAAAGTTGGTACAGAAGTAGATTACTATCAAAAAGATGGTGCAAAGTACATGGGTAAAATCACTAAGATGTCAAGACAGTCTTACACTGTAAGAGATGACAAGACTAAGAAAGACCATGAGTTTTTCTACCACGACAGAATTAAAGCTGCAAAACTTCTTAAACAAGGTGATAACATAGAAGAAAAAGTAGAGTATGCAGAATACAAATTCAGAAACAAAAGAGATGCTCAGAAAGCATTAGACTACTTTAAAAGACAACAGTTAATCAAACTAGACATCAACGATGACGGATTAAGTCATTATGAACTAGCAATCGATGCTGGTAAAAAAGACATGACTAAACAACACAAAGAAATTTTGAAGATGTTAAAACCAAAAGTTCTTACAACTGAAGCAGTATCAGTTGCACAACAGGCTGCAATAGCAATCGATAGAAAAGAAAAGAGAAGTAAAGGTGCATACAAAAATGTTATGGATTCTTACAGACAAATGTGGCAAGATGCCTCTATCGAAGAAGGCAAGTATGCAAAATACTCAGACTTACTTTTAAAGAAAGCAAGAGAGATGCAAGCAATTGATAAAGCACAAAATAAGTCAGGTGTTAAGAGTCCTTCTTTAAATGCTCTTAAATCAATCAATAAAGAGATTGAAAAAGAGATGAAGAAACTCGGTATTTCAGAATCAATCAATGAAGCAATGATTACTTACAGAGTTAAGAAGATGCAAAAACCTGAAGAACAGAAATTTACTCGTTCTGCAAAAATGATGGGTCTAAAGATTACTATGGACAAAGGTAGAGACGATACAGTAATCGTTATGAGTGGAACTAAGAAGAAACTCAGAGACTTTGATGCAGTTGCAAGAGGTAAATCATCATTTGGTGACCCTTCAACAATCACACATTTTGACGAGAAGTAATATGACATATAAAAGTCTAGTACAAGTAATTAAAGAACACAATGATGGCAAAGAAGAAATCATTGAAAGAATAAACTTTCATGGGAAAAGTCCTGCAGAAAAGAAAGGTTCTGAGTTCGATAGAAAATTAGAAATCAATGGTTATAAAAAGATTTTAAAGACTATTGAAAAGATTAACAAAGACCACGAGAAGTTTCAATATAACAATCGTGCAGACGGACCATCTAATATATTTAAAGGTCTACAACAAGTTGAAAGAACATGTTATGACTTGATACGAGAAATTGAACAAGGCAAATGGGATGGTAAAGTGGACTTAGAAGACTAATGAAACCAACTAAAGCAGACATAGAAACAGTTCTAACAACAGATGCAAGATACAAAGTCTTCAAAGAGAAGATTAGAAAACTTGGTTATGTTAAAGAAAAGTCTATAGAAGTTAGAAAGGTTATGGAAAGGCAATCAGATTTCTCAATGATGTCTGATGCAGGAAATAAGAAGATTGCTCGTGCAGTTGCACAAGCAAAGAATGAGAAAGACCTTGAAGCAAAGTTAGATAAAATATCTAAAATGGCAGGTGGGAAATACTCAGAAGCTTCAGAAGATGAAGTCATGCAAAGGGCTCTCGATGCATGGAATGATAAGTCCAGTGGTTCAGCTGCTTGGGCAGACAATAACATCTTCGTTCAGTTAAAGAAATTTACTGATACTAAGAGAGATGGTGATATTCAGACAAAGGATAATAAGAAAACTAAGGTGAAAGGTAAAGAAGCTGCCTTAGTTCATGACACTTTAATGAAGGTTAAAGCACCAATAAGGGATAAATACATTAGATTATTAGCAAAAGATGCTAAATCATTTAAGAAAACATATGATGCTATACTAAAAGTTGCATCGTAATAGAATTTAAAAACTGGAGAACAAAATGGCATTATGGGGATTATTAGACAACGAAGCGTCTAAACCAAAATATCTTAACACTGCTGATAAAGCAGAATGTTATGGTGCTGATACAGCTGAAGTCGGAGCGACTGCTGGTGTTAACTCAGAAGGATGGGTATTAAGAAAAACAGTAGGGTCAAGAACTCAATTTGAAACATTGGTTGCAATGTCTTCAGGTTCAATGGGTGCTGATGTTGCTGACTTTGACCATGATTCAGATGCTAACACTGGTAATGTTGATGACGATACAGTATTATCAGATAGTTAAGATAGATGGCTTGGGTAGCAGTAGCAGGTTCGAATAACATATGGGAGTATGAAAATACTGCAACTAAATCAGATGCAGATACATACTCCGATTCGAATGGTACAATTGCAGACGGTATTAGAACATTTACATCAATTGGTGGTAATACTGAAAGAGTCTACATTAAGTGTAGAAAAATTGGTGAAACAATAGTTCGTGGTGAGTTGAATAAAAACTACTACGATGCACAATAGGAAAAATTATGAAAACATTTAAAAACTTTTTATTCGAAGATTCAGGACTTGAAAACGGTCAAGCACCTTATGAATTAGATGATGCAGATGTTGTTGCGAGAGTAAACGCAGTCTTAGGTCATGTTGCAGTGTCAGAATACATGAATCCACAGGCAGCCGTTGAACAAATGAAATCAAAACTTTCACAAATCGGTTTGAATCCAGTTTCAAACGAAGATATGGAGTTTTCTGAGTCAGGTGAATTCGATTTAAACTTCTCTCGTTATGGTGAAATCATTGGTAAATCAGTAGATACACCATATGACGAAATGGAAAAAGAAGAGAAGATTGTTTCTCTTAAAGTCAAATATGAAATGTTAGAAACAGGTTCATACAAAGTATACGGTAGTATCTAAATGACAACAAGAAAATTACTAGAAGGTATTAGAAGAACTCTTCTATCAGAAAAGGCTGTAATCATTCTCAAAGATAAAGAGATGAAAGAAGTTCAGAAGGTCGTATCAAGAGCAATTGGTAAGAATGCTGATTACAGAATGGGTGATTCTGATTATCATACTGGTGCAATAGATTTTGGTGGTCAAGGCAAATATGATATATTCGTTGGTTCAAGAGACGAAGATGGTGAATTGCCATACAAAGTGTCAGTCGAAGACTCACAAGATGGTGACTACATCGAGGGTGATACTGCAAATGACTATAAAAGTATGTTAAAACTTGTCACCAAACTTGCAAAGAAACACAAAAAAGGACTGACCTCAGAGTAATTTCTTTCTCTACACTATATACTAGTGTAAACACAAAATTTATTATATTATGGGTCTATTTGACAAATTAACAGCAAAGAACTTCAGTGCATTCGCACTGCAAAACTACGATGACCCTCAATGCACCGACATTGAGGATTTCGAAGAAGACTTACGAAGATTTAGATATCTAAAACGATTACTACATCGTTATCACGAGAATGGTGAAATGAGAGAACGACTCATGTTAAACCACCTTATAACACTATTCAATGTATTTGGTTTTGAACCATGCATGAGAATGTTAAAGTTCAAAATCAAAGAAGACTCATATTGGCCAAGTGTCAAAACAATGTTATTATATCTAGGATATATCGATGAACAGTGGAATACTGAGATAAACATTGATTTAGAACTTGCAGAAAGATTAAGGGAATTATAAGCTACTGTAGCTCATTCGGTAGAGCAGCTGATTTGTAATCAGCAGGTAGTCAGTTCGATTCTGACCAGTAGCTCCAGATTATATAAATAGAAGTATGGGTATAATAAACACACTAGTAGTATTCAAGGTTCTAAAAATGCTTGTGACAAAGTGGAAAGACTTTGACGCATTTAAACTAGGACTTATCGACAAGAATGGTAATCGTATCAAGTCTAAAGGGTTAAACACTGCCGCAGAAAAAGATGCATTGGATATGTTGACTAGACTTGTATTCAATATAAAAAGAATCATACAAAAAGTACCATTCGGTAAGACTGCATTTGCCTCTTACGCAATTGCACTTGCACTTCTAAAAGAACAACAAAATCTAAATGCAGAACAGATGGAAGAACTATGTGAAAAGTTCTATAGACACCTGAAAGACGAAAATGTACTTGAAGCAGAGATGTTATCAGAGGCACATAAAGTAGGAACTCTGGATTTAGGAGAAACATACAATCTAAAAAGACAACTCAAACAAAACTTTGACGAACAAGGAGAGTTTATCATATATCCTGAAAAGACACCTGTTCATATCTTACAAGAACATAGTTTGATATATGGTATAACATGTTATATTGGTTATATCGATGAACATAGAGTATTGGTAACACAAGACGATGTATATTAAAGAAGTATTAGAAATAGACAATCTTCAATATGGTGAAATAACTAAGAAGTTTAAACCAAAAGAAGCAAAGAAACTATTCAGAGATGGTTGGATGGAAGACATTGATGTCACACCACCACCTTCAAACTCATCAACACAAACAAAAAGAGAGATAGAGGGCATGGTAAAAAACATGCAGAACTTATCAGACGAACAGAAAAAAGTATACATCAATACAGACCACGATACATCATATTATATCAAAGAGTATATGTCTAATAATGACCTGTCGTGGGAACTAGATGATATAGAAAAGATTATAGATGCATCTAAACACATTGGTAGATACTATAAGGCTGAATTTCAAAGACCTAGACCAAGACAAGTTGCAGAGAAACTAGGCATCAAATATGACTATATGAAGACTGAGACAACAGACTCACCTGCATATCCGTCTAATCATGCCCTACAGGCAAAGGTAGTTGCACATTATTATAGTTCAATCTATCCAGAACACAAAACAAATTTACATTTAAATGCAGAGAAATCTGCACAAGGAAGAGTTGATGCAGGAGTTCATTATCCTTCTGATAAAATGTGTGCATATCAAATTGCAGACCAAGTTATGAAGTATTTTAAATACACAAAACTTGAAGAGGACGCACCTATAAATGCAACAGGTTCAGCAGTATCAACAGATGTGCCTGTAGTGAGGAAGAAAAACAAGTATGAACCATCAAAACTGTTTGACCTCATTAAGAAA